GGACTTCGTATCAAAGGTGATGACAGTCCTATAATGCCAGGTGAGTTTAGAGATGTAGATGTACCAGGTGGTGCTATTAGAGACAATATTACATTCTTACCTTACAAGGAACCATCAGCAACTCTATTTGCATTGCTAGGAAATATAGTAGAAGAAGGCAAGAAGTTTGCTAGCATATCTGATATGAATGTATCTGACATGAACAGTCAAGCACCTGTTGGAACAACTCTAGCATTGCTAGAAAGAAACATGAAAGTAATGAGTGCTGTTCAAGCAAGACTACATGCTTCCATGAAAAGAGAGTTTGAGATACTTGTAAGTATAGTTACAGACTTTACAGAACCTAAGTATCCTTATCCTACTGAAGAAGGCGAAGATATTAAATTACAAGATTTTGATGCAAGAGTAGATGTACTACCAGTTTCTGATCCTAACGCGGCTACAATGGCTCAAAGAATTATGCAGTATCAAGCTGCAATGCAGTTAGCTCAACAAGCACCTCAGTTATATAATCAAGGTGAACTACATAGACAAATGCTTGAAGTATTAGGTATTAAAGATGTAGATAATATAGTACCTCCTCAAGCAGAAGTACCTGCAGTTGACCCAGTTACAGCAGTACAAAATATTATTACTGGAAAACCTGTTCAAGCGTATGAGTCTCAAGATCATCAAGCTCATATAGACACATTGGTTGCTGCTCAACAAGACCCAAGTATTCTTGCAAAAATAGAATCAAATCCAAATGCTCAGACTATTCAAGCCGCTGGTTCAGATTACATTATGCAACATCTTTCATTGTTATTTAGAGATCAAGTTGAAAGAGAAATGGGTATAGACTTACCTCCAGTAGGAGAACAACTGCCTCCAGAAGCAGAAGTAAGATTAGCTAAACTAGTTTCAGAAGCTGCTAAACGAGTAGCTACTACAAATGCTGCACAAGCTGAACAAGCACGAATACAAGAACAAGCACAAGACCCATTAATTTTAGCAAAACAAAAAGAACTAGAAATTAAAGAAGCTCAAGTACAAGGTAAGATTGATTACGATGAATCTAAAATAATGCTTGAAGGTGCTAAAGCAATATCTAACAAAGAAATGGAAAAAGAAAGATTATCTACTCAAAAAGAAATTGCTGGATTAAATGTAGGTCAGCGTATTGCTAGCGATATGCTAGATAGAGAAGAAACTAAAGATAAAAAAGCTATAGATGATTACAAATTAGGTCTTGACATTGCTAAAGATATGGTAAAAGATATCAGTCTGAATGATAAATAACAGCAAAGAGCAATCACTTTCCGTTTTCTTAAGTAAGAAATTGAGAGAATTAATGAACGAATGTTCAGATCATATATCTACAGGAGGTTGTAAAGACTTTGCTGAGTATAAGAGAATGACAGGAGTTATAGAGGGATTAGCCCTTGCAGAGCGTGAAGTTCTTGATTGGAAAGAGCAACACATAAAAAAATAAGGAACTCGACACCTAAAAGTCGTGCAAAATATGAGTGAAAAAAAAGAAGTAAAGATACCAAAGCCAGATAGCGTTGAAAAGCCAGAGGTTAGTGACGAAGTTAAAAGTCAACTACCTCAACCAAAAGGCTGGAAAGTGTTAGTTGCAATGCCACAGGCTAAAGAAAAGACTGATGGTGGAATCATAAAAGCTACTAAAACTGTAATAGATGAAGAAACCTCCAACATTTGTGGGTTTGTTTTAAAATTAGGTACAGAAGCTTATGGTGATTCTAAAAGGTTCCCAACAGGACCTTGGTGCAAAGAAGGTGACTGGGTGATATTTCGTGCTTATTCAGGCACTCGCATGAAAATGTATGGGAAAGAGTTTCGTTTAATTAATGACGATACTGTGGAAGCAGTCGTTGATGACCCTACAGGAGTAGTTAGAGCATGAGTGATGTAAACGAAATGGCACAAGAAACTGAGTTACAAGAAGAAAAATTCTTTGGAGTTAAGACTGAAATTAATACTAATCCAAGTGATTCAGTAGAAATAGAAGTTGTAGACGATACTCCTGAAGAAGATAGAAGAGCTCCTAGAGTTGAAACAGAAGCTTCAGATGATGAAACTGTTGATCAAGAAATTACAGACTACAGTAAAAGAGCTGGCGATAGAATCAGCAAAATTAAATACGAGTACCATGAGGAGCGTAGAGCAAAAGAACAAGCTCTAAGAGAGTCTCAGGAAGCTGTAAAGGCATTACAAAATTTAATGTCTGAGAACCAAAAATTAAAATCAGTTGTAGATCAAGGTGGAAATGTATTAAACAAGCAAGCACTTAACAATGCTCAATGGGCAAAATACAATGCACAGCAAACTTTTAAAAAGGCTTATGAAGAAGGAGATGCAGATGGTATGTCTGCTTCCCAAGCTGAACTAGCTCAAGCAACCCTTGCAGAACAACAAGCTGGAAACTATGCACAAACAATGCAAAACAACATTGCAGCACAGTATGTAGAACCAGCAAAAACAGAACAACCAGCTCAAAAAGCAGTTGATCCAGAGATGAATCAGTGGGCACAAAAAAACCCTTGGTTTATGGGTAGTGAACCTGTACATAAAGAAATGACTTCTTATGCTATGTATCTAGATCAATCCTTACAAGCTAATGGAGTTGATCCTTCTAAAGACTCTAATAAATATTATTCTTCTGTCGATGTACAGATGAAAAAACAATTTCCAAATTTCTTTGGTGTAGAACAAAATCAATCTGTGCAAACAGAGGAAGTTCAATCTATGCCAAATAAAAGACAGGTAAATAATCCTGTCGCACCTGCTACGAGGAACAGCAGTAAAAATCCTCGCAAAATCCATCTGACTCAGAGTCAAGTCTCTATAGCTCGTAGACTTAATATAACTCCTGAACAGTATGCAAACCAACTATTAAAGGAGTCCTAAAATGTCTGAAAAAGATAATAAACAAGAACTTACTACAAACGAAGATACACAAGAGCGTACCCCTAGGGAAATAGAAAGCCGAGAGGCTTCTCAGCGTATACAAAGCTGGGAAAATCCATCAAATTTACCAACACCTACTGAACAAGGCGGATGGGTATTTAGGTATATTAGAACTAGCCTTTTAGGTCAGACTGATAATCCTAATGTATCCAGAAAGTTAAGAGAAGGATGGGAGCCCTGCAGACTAGAGGATCACCCAGAACTTCAAATTCATATGCAAGACCACAATTCAGAGTGGGCAGCTAGAGGTAATGTTGAGATTGGTGGACAGCTGTTATGTAAGATGCCAAAAGAAAAAGCGGAAGCTAGAGAAGAATATTTTAATAATATTGCTTCTCAACAATTGGAATCTGTAGATAACACATATTTTAAAGATCAGGATTCTAGAATGGCTACCAAAGAAGTGTTTGAGAGAAAATCAAGAACAACATTTGGTAAAGATTCTTAATCCTATATTATAATTATATTTAATAGGAGACAATTATGTCATCAAGTGCAACTCCTCACGGAGCAATCACAACTGGTACTGTTGTCGGTGCAGCCTTCTCTAATAAAATAACACATTATAAAATTAAAAGTGCTTTTGCTACTTCAATTTTTTATGGTGATTTTGTTAAATGGGGTGACGATAATCCAAATACTACTATCCAAAAAGATACAGGCACAACTGCTTGTACTCCAATTGGTGTATTTCTTGGATGTGCGTACACCGATCCATCTACTGGTCAATTTACGCCCAATCAAATGTTCAAAGCTGGAATAGCTGCGGACGATATTGTGGCGTATGTTTCTACTGATCCATTTGTAACAATGCAAATGCAATGCAATGGTGCAGCTAGTCAAGACGATCTTGGCAAAAACTGTGCTATGGTGCAAACTGCAGGTTCAAATGCAATTGGTAGAAGTAAGAATTCGGTTAATATATCAACAGCGGCTACAACTGCAACACTACCTATAAAGATTATCGGCTTTGTCGATGGTCCTGATAGTGAAGTAGGCGATAGTTTCACAGATGTATTAGTAATGTTTAATGTCGGTCATCAGTTGCTAAACACAACTGGAATAGGTTAAGGAGTAAATTATGGCAGCTATATCAAGAGCTCAAGAGTTACATCAACTCTTACCTGGATTAAACGCATTATTCGGTGAAGAATATAATCGTTACGAAAATGAACACGAGGCTATGTATACAACTGAAAATTCTGAGAGATCATTCGAAGAAGAACTCAAGTTGTCTGGTTTTGGTGCGGCACCTGTAAAGAATGAGGGATCAGCTATCAGTTATGATACTGCTCAAGAATCATTCGTTGCAAGGTACACACATGAAACTGTAGGTTTGGGTTTTAGTATTACAGAAGAGGCAATGGAAGATAATCTTTATGTTTCTGTTTCTGCTAGATATACTAAAGCACTTGCTCGTGCAATGTCTTACACTAAACAAGTAAAAGCGGCTTATCCATTTAACAATGGATTCTCAACTGCTTTTAAAAGTGGTGATGATGTGTCTTTATTTAGCACAGCTCATCCACTTGTAAGTGGCGGAACTAATAGTAACAGACCATCTGTAGCAGCAGATTTAAATGAAACATCTTTAGAAGATGCGATCATTCAAATAGGCAAGTGGACAGACGAAAGGGGACTTAAAATTGCAGCAAAAGCTAGAAAGCTTATAATTCCATCAGACTTACAGTTTGTAGCAACTAGATTGTTACAGAGTGATTATAAAGTTGGAACTGCTGACAATGACATAAATGCGGTCAAAACTAATGGAGTAATTCCAGAAGGCTATTCAGTTAATCATTATTTAACTGATACTAATGCGTTCTTTATTACTACTGATGTTCCTGACGGAATGAAGCATTTTGTTAGAGCACCTATGACTACTACTATGGACGGAGACTTTGATACTGGTAATGTTAGATATAAAGCGAGAGAAAGATATTCTTTCGGTGTATCTGATCCACTCGGTATCTTCGGATCACCAGGTAGTTCGTAAGAACTTTAAAGGGGAGCATACGCTCCCCTTTTTTATGTTATATTATAAATCTAGGTATTTTTATTAATCAATTTATCAACTGCCCTAGCAGACTTTGCCAAGATGATAAATTATTTCTTTCAGGAGAAAAGCATGGCTAACACAACATTTAATGGACCAGTTAGGTCCGAAAACGGATTTGAAGTAATTACAATAGATTCATCAACAGGTGCAGTTACGACTGTCGTTGATTTTGATTCTACTGGTAATGCTCAAATTAATGGATCAGTAGATATAGATAATGATCTAACAGTAGATGACCAACTTTTAGTTAAAGATGGTTCTCATTTAAAATACACATCAACTACAGGATTTGGACCAGCAGACTTAATCGTTGGTAAAGGTGGCTCATTAATAGCTACAGCAAACCCTTATGCAGAAGATACAACAGCAGCATTTGATTTAGGTGCAAAACTAATTTACGGTAACAATGTTTATCGTTATGTAGGCATTGGTGGTTCAGCAGTAACAGCAGGTAAGTTATTACAACAACCAGCAGTAGTTTCTGACCATGCAAATATGTCTGCAACAGCAGTAGTAGCAATAGGTCAAACAGCCATCTCTGTAGAAACAGGCGGTACTGACATTACTCTAAACCAATATGCAAATGGTTACCTTTGGGTAAACGATGTAAATGGTGAAGGACAAATGCTTAGAGTTAAATCTAATCCAGCACATGACCATTCAGCAGACCCTTCAATAGTAATTACTTGTTACGATGCTTTAGCAACTGCTTTAACAACTAACTCACAGCTAACATTATTAGCTGACCCTTGTAATGACCTAATAGTTGCACCAGCAGCAGAAACAGGTTCATTAATGGGTGCTACAGTTATTGACTTAGCAGCAGATAAATTTGGTTGGGCAGTACTGTCAGGACCAGCAGCTTTATTAACTGTAGGAACTTTAGTTGTAGGTAATGCAGCAGTTCGTTCAGGTGGTACAGCAGGTGGCGTTGCTCCAGCAACAGATAACGTGTTGATGGAAATTGGTGATGTAATGGCTGTATCAGCAAATACAGAATACTCGCTAATTAACATGAACCTTAGTTAAGGAGTAATACATGGGTAAATCAGATGTTAATGCAGTAACTATTACTGCTGACACAGTAGCCTTAGATGCTGATGGTATATCTGTAGCAGCCTCAGTTGGAAATAACGCAGCACTTACTATAGGTGGTGCGTTAGCTGATGGTGGTGCAGTTGCACTTAGTCATGGAAGAATTGTAACGATTCTTTCTGCTGGGAATGATGCAGGTATTTCTTTTACTGTAGTTGGTACAGATGTAAATGGAGATGCTCAAACAGAATCCATTACAGGTGCTAATGCAGGAACAGCTACTGGAACAGTATTTTTTAAGACTATAGCTTCAATAACTGCTGTGGGAAACCCAGCAGGTAATGTTAGTGCAGGAGTTAATACTTCAGCAGCCGATGTTGTATTTGCAGGAAGAAGTAGGCTTAAAGGTATTTATTTAACAAGCACAGCTACAGCAGGAACAGTTGATTTCTTAAATACTTCTCCTTCTGGAACAAGTATTATGGGATTAAGTTCTGTTGGCGATGCTGATGCAACAAGAGATGTTGTTATACCAGAAGAAGGTGTTGTTTTTAATGATGGTATATATATTGAATATACTGTATCAACATTTTTAACAATGACAGTATTTCACGCTTAGGAGTAATTATGAGCAAACAATATGTAATTTCAGAGACTGGTCAATTTCCAGCAGAATACAAAGTTCTTAAACTAGATGAAGATGGAATATACAAACCTGTATTTGGTCCAGACCCTGATCTAGAAGATGCAGAACGTAAGTGTGCTGAAATGAATGGTGATAGAGCACGAAACGATAAAGGACAACTTGTCGGTGATGACTTATCTACACCTGAAGTTAATGAAGCTTATGTTGGTGGTAAAACACCAGTTACAAAAAAAGAACCAGCTAAGAAAAAAGCTAAAACAAAAAAAACTACTTCTAAGAAAAAGTAGTATCATTTATATTTATAATACTCTAGTAAAATAGAGTATTGTAAGTATCTAATTAATTTAAGGAGTTATTATGCCAAATAAAGATATGGGTTTGAAAAAAAAGAATAGAGGAATGTCAGGATATATGGGTGGAGGAGAATCTAAAATGATGCCTAAAGCACCTATGAGTTCTATGTATAGAGAAGGTGGTGCATTAAATTACAATAAAGGTGGCGGAACAGAAACAGGTAAAGAAGCTACTTCATACAAAGAATATGTTAAAAAAATGTTTGGCGGTGGAATGACCTCTGAACCAGCTATGAAAAGAAATAAAGACTAGTTATTATTCTTTACAATGAGAAGAAAAGAAAACCCTATACCCAAAACAACTAAGGGTAAAGGAGCTAATTACAGACCTACTAAAAGTGGTGCTGGTATGACTAAGAAAGGTGTATCTGCTTATCGTAAAGCAAATCCAGGTTCTAAGTTAAAAACAGCAGTTACAGGTAAAGTTAAGAAAGGAAGTAAAGCAGCTAAAAGAAGAAAATCTTATTGTGCAAGATCACTAGGTCAATTAAAAAGAAGTTCAGCTAAAACTAAAAACGATCCTGATTCGAGAATTAGACAAGCTCGTAGAAGATGGAAATGTTAATAAAAATAAAATGGTAGTAACAACAGCTTACTGGATGGCAATGACTAAAACAGATTTAAATAAAAAATTCAAAACCAAAGAAGTAAAAGTAACTAAATCTGGTATTACTATAACTAGAATTAAAAAGGATAAATAATGGCTACAAGCGGAACAACTACATTTAATTTAGATATAAGCGATATTATGGAAGAAGCTTATGATATATGTGGTCTTGAACTTCGTTCAGGATATAGCTATCGTGGAGCTAAAAGGGCTTTAAATTTAGTATTTTTAGAATGGCAAAACAAAGGATTAAATCTTTGGACAGTAGAACAAGGAAGCGTAAATTTAGTAGGTGGAACTAGTAGTTATACTTTGGATGCAAGTGCATTAGATGTAGTTGATGCTTTTATAAGAACTAATGTAGCTGATGTTTCAAGTCAATTTGACCAAAGATTAAATCGTATATCTAGAACTGAATACAATCATCAAGCTACTAAACTTAATCAATCAAAACCTACACAATTTTTTATAGATAAAAATAATGATTCTATAAAAATAGTATTATGGTCAACACCTGATTCAAACGAAACATATACATTAATATATGATTATATTAAAAAAATAGAAGACGTTGGAGTTGTAGCTAGCATTAATTCAGATGTTCCAACTAGATACTTGCCATGTTTAACATATGCTTTGGCATATAATTTAGCTTGTAAATCACCAGAAGCTCAACAAAGAGTTCCTATGATAAGACAGCGTTATATGGAATTATGGGAAGAAGTAAGCGAAGCAGACAGAGAAAAAGCTTCTATTAGATTTGTACCTGATATGTCAATGAGTGGGTATTAATGGCTTACGCAAGAGCAAGTAAAGCTTTAGGTCAATGTGATCGCTGTGCATTTACTTATAAACTTAATGATTTGAAATACGAAATATACGATGGCATAAGAAATGGTCTGCGTGTATGTATAGAATGTTTAGATGAAGACCAACCGCAATTAAAACTAGGTGAATTAAATATTGTTGACCCACAAAATTTATACAATCCTAGAGTAGATACAGGAGAAATAAGTTCTACTAGATATTATTCATTTAACCCTATAGGTGGTGGAGTAACAGAATTTGGTTCTTCTACAATGGGTTTAGATATTAAAGGTGAAATTGGTAAATTAAAAGTGAGTACATCATGAGTTGGACAAGTACAACATTAAAATCAGCTATTCAAGATTATACGCAAAATACCGAAAGTTCTTTTGTTTCTAATTTAGATACAATTATAAAACAAGCAGAAGATAGAATAATAAAATCTGTAGAGTTACCTAATTTTAGAAAAAATGTTACAGGTACATTTACTGCTAATAATGAATATTTAGCAACTCCTAGTGATTATCTTTATCCTTATTCTTTAGCTATATTAGATAGTGATAATAATTACACTTATCTTTTAAATACAGATGTTAGTTTTATTAGAGAAGCTTATCCTTCTGCTTCTACAACAGGAACACCAAAGCATTATGCACAATTTGACGATACAACTTTTATAGTTGGTCCAACACCAAGTTTGTCATCTAATACAGAATTACATTATTTTTACATTCCTAATTCCATTACAGTTTCTGGTTCTAGTTGGCTAGGAACAAATGCACCTGAAGTATTGCTTTATGCTAGCTTATTAGAAGCGTATACTTTTATGAAAGGCGAACCTGACTTAATGGTAAATTATGAAAAAAGATTTCAAGAAGCACTACAAAGACTTACATTAGAATCAGATGGTTATAATCGTAAAGACGCATATAGGGATGGACAAAGAAAAATAAATGTCTAATGAACCCATTCAATCATTAGAAGGTAAAAGTATTGCTATAGTTGCTATGGGTCAAAGTCAGATAGATTTTCATCTTTCGCAAACACACAGTATAGAATTTGATGAAATTTGGGCTATAAATGCAATGATAGGTGTCTTGCCTAATATAGACAGAGCTTTTATTTTAGACCCTATGAGTAGATTTTTAGATACTGAAGACGCTGGAACAATGACTTCCATGATGCGTAAAAAATTGCCTGAATGTACTTTTCCTATTTATACATGCAAATTAGACAAAAGAGTTCCTTCTGCAATTGAATATCCAATAGAATCTGTTGTTAATAATTTAGGTTGTTCGTACTTTAATAATACAATTCCTTATGCAGTAGCTTTTGCTTTGTGGAATAAAGTTAAGAAAATTTGTATTTTTGGCGTAGATTACACTTATAAAAGTAATATGCACTTTGCTGAATCAGGAAGAGGTTGTGTAGAGTTTTGGTTATCTAAATGTATTGAATCAGGTATTCAAATAGAAATAGCTCCACGTTCAAGTTTATTAGATACAGATATAGATTTTAAAGAAAAACTGTACGGATATCACAGATTAAATGATCCAAAAGTTACATATCAAAATGGTTCTGGAATGAAAGTTTGTAATCTTTCTGAAATGCAGTTACAAGAAGAATCTAAACCTGTTGGCATAATAGGCAGAAAAGATTTAAACTTATCTGAACCAGTTGAACCAAAGGAATATTAATGGAAACAGAAGAATTTAAAATTTCTATAGGAAACGTAGGAGTACAAACTACTTCTAATAGAGGGCATACTGCTGAAGAAGTAGCTGAAATGGCTACTAATAAATTAATTTCTATAAGTGATACTGCTCCAGTAGAAATTAAAGCACAAGCCCATGCTTTTAGAGCAAGGACTAAAATGGTTGTTGCACATTACATACAAGAAGGAATAAAAAACCATACTTGTACTATATGCAACGAATTAGAAAAACAAGGTCATAGTGACCTAGCAAATATAATAAGGAGACTTTAATGGCTATAACTCAAGCAATGTGTACATCTTTTAAAAAAGAACTTTTAGAAGCAAAACATAATTTTTTAAACTCTGGAGGTAATGATTTTAAATTAGCTCTATATACTTCAAGTGCTACTATGTCAGCAGCAACAACTGCTTACACAACTACTGATGAAGCAAGTGGTACTAATTACACAGCTAAAGGTGCAAGTTTAACAAGAGTAAATCCTGCTACATCAGGTACAACTGCATTTACAGATTTTGCAGATTTAACTTTTGGAACAGCAACTATAACTGCTAGAGGTTGTATGATATTTAATGATACAGCTTCAGGTGATCCAGCAGTTGCTGTATTTGATTTTGGTGGAGATAAAACATCTACGGCAGGATCATTTACTATTACATTTCCTACTGCGGACGCTTCAAACGCTGTTATCAGAATAGCATAGGATTTTAAGTGGCAACTGGTTGGGGTCGCAGT